GCAGGGCTTTCAATGCTGACAGCAAGCAAGAATACATCAAAGCACTTACTGAAGAGGTGGACAAATACGAAGCCCTTCTTGAAGAATATAACCTGCCTGAAGATGATGGCATGGACTACATCAGCCTTCAGTCATCACAAGGCATGGCAGTGACACACTGGTAACTCACCTACCCTGCTGACGGACTGAACGGCAACCGATAGCGAGAATCGGGCAGGGTTCTACTTGATTGGTTCTTTGACATGATGGAAATTTAGGCTTACCGTTAAGCCTGACGTGAAACGGACGACTGAGTAGCGATAACGGCTGTGTGAAAAGAGTATGAGTAAAGGGCTGCACTAAGCAAACGCAGCATACTAATCACACAGACAACAAAAAGACACTTATACGATTGCAGGTGGCCGTAGGCCGGCTACAAAGACAATCTTCACTGATTAGACACCAGCATGAACTATATATACCCGTGGCTTACCAGACCTTTGATAAGCAGTAAGGCAACCACCGGAACGCCCACGGGAACGATATTTAATACACACGGTTATGAAAATACTACTTTTTCTCTGTGCATTGTCCGTTCTGGTAATGCACTTCAATCAAGACCTGTCTGCTATGTACTGGATAGGATTTGTCGGGTTTATAATCACTGGTTTTTCAATCGCAAACAGACTGGACAATGAACGAGCTGCAAGAAACAATAAAAAGCATCTGTGATGAATTTGCGGACATCAGTGCCATTCTGGCGGCACGCTCAAGGGAACTGGACAGACGGGAGCTGTTCGACAAGGAGATAGAAACCGAAATCAAGAACATTAAAAAGAATAGACATGAAAACAAATGAGGAATTACAGGGTATGACGCATGATGAACTCGTGGCATACACACAGAATCTGCAACGCGAATCAGAGGAATACAAAAAATCAATGCTGTATTATATGGAAGAAAAGAAAAAGATTGAATCGAAGTTTGACAACTTCAAGAACATGGTCAAATCGCTGGTTGTCTTAGTCGATTAGTTTTTATGGGTTATAGAAAATGGGTAGATGCCGGGCTATGAAAGTCCGGCATTTTTATTGGCAGATAGTTCAGGCGGTAGAACACCATGTAAGGGTTAGCATGGAAGTCACGGGTTCAAGTCCCGTTCTGCCAGCAAACAATCAAATACTTAAACTATGGTTAGAGAAATTACAGTAGACGAAAACTACCAGACAGTACGTCTTTTTGATGAAATGAAGAAAGGGGACATCTACAAGGTTCCCTATGACAAGAAACGGCATACCGGAATCAAACTGGAAGCATCACGCCGCAATCGTGACCTCCGCTTGATCGGGACACTTAAAAACAAAATGGACGTGAAATACCGGGTATCAGCAACAGAGTATCCGGGTTTTTCGGCAATTATCTGCTTAAAATAAAATGCTTATGATAAACGAAGATGTATTGAAAATCGTCTTAAACAACAAGTCTTTCGGGAAATACGAAGCAGCTTCGATAGTAGGCGGTCTCAAAAGGCTGAAAGAGTTGTGCGAATCCGGAAGAATAAGATACAAGACCAAAGAAGGCGTGCCACACAGCAGATGGGCTTGTAATGCCTGGGACGTGATAAAACATGCAAAATTGATGTATTAATATATTACTTTAAAACTATTGCGTTATGAGTTTGATTAAGAAATCCAATGAATTAGTAATTCCTTCCACCGTTAAGATGATGATTTACGGTCAGGCAGGTATGGGTAAGACAACAGTAGCATTGAGCGCACCGAAACCGCTGCTGCTCGACTTTGACAATGGTGTGAAACGTGTGAATATGGCACATCTGGACGGTATAGACATCGTACAGGTAAGTTCATGGCAGGATGTACAACAGGTATTGCAGGAAGACCTTTCGGCCTATCAGACAATAGTTGTGGACACCATCGGAAAGATGATGGATTTCATCATTTCTTACAAATGCGGTACACGACAGCCGCAAATCAAGGACTGGGGAGGTATCAACGCTGAGTTCTCATGGATGACACGAACCCTTTCATCACTTAACAAGAACGTAGTGTTTGTGGCCCACCGTGACACTCGGAAAGAAGGTGACGACACCGTGTTCATACCTGCTTTAAGAGAAAAATCGTACAACTCTATTGTTACGGAACTTGATTTGCTGGGGTATCTGGAAATGCGCAATGAGAACGGTGTGCAGAAGCGTACAATCACATTTGACCCCACATCAAGAAATGACGGGAAAAACACCTGCAATTTGCCGGGACTGATGCAGGTGCCTACAATTCTTGACAAGAATGGAAATCCCACTGCCAAGAACGACTTTATCACTGCAAAGGTAATTATGCCCTACCTGAGCATGTTGCAGGTAAAGAAAGAAGAAGCTGCAAGGTATGATAAGGTCATAGCTGAAATCAAAGAGAACATCGAACTTATTACTGATGCCAGTTCTGCAAATGAGTTTGCGTCAAGAATTAATGAGTTTGAGCATGTAGGCAGTTCCTTGAATATGGCCAGAAATCTGTTTTCAGCAAAAGTAAAAGCTCTCGGGCTGGTATTCGATAAAGAGACAAAGACTTATGCAGACAAAGCAGCCTAAATTCAAGTTCTATGCTACACTTTTGGATGCCTTTACAAGCTATCTGAAAAGTGATGCCATCTGGGAAAGGTATTGGGGATTCAGTGAGAATCCCCCACATACCCCCGAAGAGTTCAGACAGCAGCAGTTTCAGAGCCTGATTGACACTATAAACCGTGTCCCGTTTGATAGTGAAGCAGCCGACAAGGGAACGGCTTTCAATGAGGTAGTCGACTGTATGGTTGAAAACAGGAAATCAGACAAGGTACAGGTGGAAAGACTATTGTCAGACATGCAGGATGGCAGACAGACATTGGTCGGGCTGAGAGCTACCTATAAATGCCGTCAGTTCGATTTCCCTATCTCAATCTGCCGTGAGTTTGCAGACTATTACAAAGGAGCCTTGACCCAGCAACGGGTTGAAGCTGTTTTGCCTACATGTTTCGGAAGTGTTCTTCTATATGGTTATATTGATGAACTGATGCCGATGTCAGTACATGACATCAAGACTACCGGAAGTTATTATGTAGGTAAATTCAAAGACCACTGGCAGCACATGGTTTATCCATACTGTCTGATGCAGAACGGAAGTGATGTAAGGTCATTTGAGTATAATATTACGGACTTCAAATCAACCTATACTGAAAGCTACACTTTCGTACCGGCACGGGATATACCTATCCTAATAAATCATTGTGAGGACTTTATCCGGTTCTTGAATGACAACAGAGATTTGATAACCGATAAGAAAATTTTTGCAGAAGATGAGTAACCAAGTAACCGGGCGGCTGGTCTATATTGGCCAGCACCAAGAAATCCCATCCAAAAGCGGTGGCAACCCGTTTGTGAAACGTGAATTTATTCTTGATGCCACAACCTATGACCCCTATACAGGTGAACGAAGCCAGTACGAGAACATTCTACCTCTTGAAGTAAGTGGTGACAAATGTGCCGAACTTGACCAGTTCAGAACCGGTGACGTAATAACGGTTTCCTTTTCCCTTCAAGGTCGGGAATGGACAAATCAGGACGGACAACTAAAACGTATGGTGTCTATCCGTTGCTATAAACTGGAAGGCCGTCAGCCAATGCACCAGCCAGCATCCGTGCCAGCACAGCAACCGGCACCGTCACAAACGCCAACCATGGCACAGGCGTTTCCACCTGATGTAGATGCGAACGGAAATCCCAAAGACGACTTACCGTTCTAGCCTATGAGTATATTCAATCTGAAGAATGAATACGATATACCCAAGTTCAAAGCTTATGTAAACAAACTGTTCCAGGAGCATGCAGTTGTGGAAGTGAGAAAGAAGCTCCCTAACCGCACGCTATCCCAGAACAGCTATTTGCATCTGCTTTTAGGGTATTTCGGTAGTGAGTACGGTTGCAGCCTTGACGAAGCAAAGATAGACTTCTATAAAAGGACTTGCAACCGTGATTTGTTTGAGAGAAAGACGGTCAACAAGAAAGGCAAGGAAGTAACCTATCTGCGAAGTTCGGCAGAACTGACAACAGGTGAAATGACTTTGAGCATTGACCGTTTTCGTAACTGGAGTGCATCTGTGGCCGGCATCTATCTGCCTTCAGCCAACGAACAACAGATGCTAATTTTTGCACAACAAGAAATCGAACGTAATAAAGAGTTTATATGATAGAAACAAGAAAAACAGAGCTAAGATATGTAACGTCAGACCCGGCAAAGATGCTTAATATGTATCTTGCAAAGGGCGTGTATAAAACATGGAATGAAGATTTTATAGACGAAGCCACTCAAGAAACAATCACTATCGAAAGAAATGAGCTTCTTTTTACACGTGGCACGTTGATAGACCAAGACACTCTTGCACAAATCCGTTTCAGTATGGAAGCTGATGGGATTAAAGAGGTAGAGGTCAGCAACCAAAAACGAATGGCATTTGAGAATGAAAACAAATGTTTGTATCCTTATATCGCACAAGCCCAAATTGATGATAAGAAATACAAATTTCTTCTTTATGCTACCGGATTAGATAATGTAATTGCCATCCTAAAAGACTATATCGAATTAAACTATCAGTCAGGCTTTACTTTGACAATGGCGAAAGAGTTTGATTCATGTATCATCCTTACTGATAATTTGAAAGAACGCAAAATTGATAATGTCTCAGAAGAATATTTGGATGAAACGGATTTGGAAAGTTCTGAGGAAGAATCAAAGCCTAATGAAAAGAAGTTCTACCAGATTGAAACCAAAGTAACCTTTGATGATGAAGAGGAAAGAACGCAAACCTTTGTTGTTCACACTTTCAATGTAGATAGGGCAATGATGCTTATTTCTCATTGGCTTAAAAACAAAGAGGAAGAATATGAGAAACAAGCCAAAGAAAAAGGGCATGAATACGAGAAGAAAGATATTCATACCTCTATTGAATCAGCTAAACCTATTCCAGTAGGAAGATTTATTCCAAAAGAGTTCTCGATGGCTTATGTTGATTAACTGACAGCCCGGAAAGACGGGTACCTGGTATCGTGGCGGAATTGGTAGACGCTATGCTCAATGATTGGACGGTCAATCCATAGATGCAAAGAACTGACAACTCATGCAGGTTCGAATCCTGCCGGTACCACAAACTAAAATTATGAATAATATGAGAAAAGGAATTAATAATAAAGGAAAATATCCGTCTCCTTTAAGAATAAATGTAAAGGGAGACGGATGGGTTTTAAATTGTAGATTATCTACACAAAAATTTCTTACTAAAAAGTGAAATAAAACCACAATTAGGGCATACTGCCATCACTACTGGATATGAACCTAAAGATTCGAGCCCTACTGTATGTCTTGAATCAATGTCTAAAGAGACAAGGTGCATTTCTTCTGGACATACATCCTTATTACCTTCATATCCACAATTAGGACATCTGCCAACTTTCAAATTCTGTTGCAATTTTAATAATTGCTCGTTTGTAAATCTACCCATAATTGAAAAAATTAAAATTAGACAAAGACAAAGATAATAAATAACTGGGGCATATCCAATCTTTTATGATTAAGTTAAAATTAGACACATTACACTTCTTTTTGGGAAGGATATGCCCCTTCTTAAATTTATAATTTAATAATGCCATATTACATAAAAAGAAAAACAAAGAAGAAAGAAAAGCCTTTACCGTTATTTGACAAGGCAGGTATCAAGATTAAGAAGAAGCCGGATTTAGTGGCCAAACTCGACAAAGTTTTCAGCCGCTATATCCGGCTTCGTGATTGTATGCCGAACGGGTATTTCCGCTGTATATCATGCGGCCAGATAAAGCCATACGAACAGGCCGATTGCGGACACTTCCATTCGCGCCGCCACATGGCCACACGCTTTGACGAGGACAACGCCCACGCAGAATGCCGGGCGTGCAACCGATTCAGTGCCGACCATCTGATACAATATGAAAAGAACCTGAAAGCTAAAATCGGCCAGCTACGATTCGACAAGCTGGCATGGAGAGCAAGCCAGGCGAAGAAATGGACTGATTTTGAATTAATAGAACTCACCAAGTATTACAAGGCTTTGGGAGACAAACTGAGTAAGGAGAAAGGATTATGAGTTATGTTTTACGGGATTATCAGCAGAAGGCCAGTAATGCAGCGGTCAGCTTCTTTGCTAACAGAGCCAAGAAGAACAATGCCATCATGGTACTGCCTACCGGAGCCGGTAAGAGTCTTGTGATTGCCGACATCGCCAGCCGTCTTGAAGGGCACACGCTGGTATTCCAGCCAAGTAAGGAGATACTCGAACAGAACTATCTGAAGCTCTGTTCGTATGGTGTTCTGGACTGTTCCATCTACTCTGCCTCATTCGGACGAAAGGAGATTTCAAGAATAACTTTCGCCACTATCGGAAGCGTAGTCAACCATCCGGAACTTTTCCAGCATTTTCAGAATATCATTATCGACGAGTGCCATCTGGTTAATCCGAAAGACGGAATGTACAAGAGATTTCTTTCGATGCTGAAATGTAAAGTCCTTGGATTGACGGCTACGCCCTACCGTCTTTCATCAAGCAGGGATTTCGGCAGCATGTTGAAGTTCATCACACGCACACGCCCGTGCGTGTTCTCTGAGGTAATCTATCAGGTTCAAATCTCTACTCTATTGGATATGGGGTATCTTTCGAAGCTGAACTATTATCCGATGAATCCTTTGGGATGGAACGAACTTAACCTGAAGGTGAACACGACCGGAGCCGACTACACGGACAAGTCTGTAGTGAAAGAGTATGAGCGTATCGACTTCTACGGGTTTCTGGTGAGCATCGTCCAAAGGCTTATGAATCCCAAGAGCGGTGTAAAACGAAAAGGTATATTGGTTTTCACCCGTTTTTTGAAGGAAGCAGAACGCCTTACCTGGTCCATTCCCGGAACAGCCATCGTTTCAGGAGAAACACCGAAGAAAGAACGTGAACATATCCTTGAAGCGTTCAAGGCTAGAGAGATACCGGTCGTTGCCAATGTAGGTGTACTTACTACCGGATTTGACTATCCTGAACTGGATACGATTGTCATGGCCCGTCCGACGATGTCTTTAGCTCTATGGTACCAAATAGTCGGTCGTGCTATCCGTCCGCATCCTAACAAGGAGGCTGGCTGGATCGTTGACCTTTGCGGGAATTTGAAACGATTTGGCGAAGTCAAGGATTTACGCCTGGTGGATAGCGGAAACGGCAAATGGGCCGTGTACTCCAATAGCAGACAGTTGACTAACGTAAGATTCTGAAACTATGGAAGAAGGATTTTTGAGGCTAAGCCGCAGGTTTTTCTCGAATGAAATGTGGAAAGTAGCCCGTGAGTTTTCGGAATGCGAAGCGTGGCTTGACTTGATTCAGTCAGCACGATTTGATGCAACCGGCGAGGCGTACAGCGAACTCATCGGAGGTCGGGAAATCTCTTATTCAAGAGGTCAATATCCAGCATCCATATCGTTTCTGATGAAGCGTTGGAAATGGTCTGAGAAGAAGGTCAGATATTTCCTGTCCAAACTGAAGAAGAAGGGGATGATTACAACCTGTAACCAACAGGGCATGACTGTCATAACCTTATGCAATTACGATGACTACAATCCTATCAAGGACAAGCCCAAGGACAAAGATAAGGGCATAGACAACAGTAAAGAAATCAGCGATTTAAAGGTGTCTATGGGCGAACTAAGGGCAGAGCTAAGGGCAATGTCGCAAAAAATGGCCGAAAAAATTGAAGATTTGGGGCAAGGTAAGGGCAATAAGAAAAAGAAAGATAAAGAAACTGTTAATGATAATATTCCCCCCACACCCCCCAAGGGGGAGGGTATTAATTATAAAGCCCGTTCCCTTTTTGAAACCTATTACAGACAGTTGTTCGGAAGTGATTATTACTGGACGGCCAAGGATGCAGGAGCAATGTCCCAGCTGCTTCAAAAACTGAAGTTCCAACGGGAACAGAAGCAGATGGATGTCGCCGATGAATCAATCCTGTATGCACTTCAATATTTGCTTTTATCCATAAAAGAAGGTTGGATATTCGAGAATTTTAGCGTGACAAACATCAACTCAAAATTTAATGAGATAGTTTCTCAGGCCAAGAAAAAAGCTCTTTCAAAAACAGATGTAGGTATAGTTCTGAAGGATAATTCACCGGAAAAATACAAGAAAGGCTGGTAAACATGGAACAGATAAATTTTCAACAGACAATCGAACGGCTTAAAGATATGGGCTTCTCCCCTATTCCTAACATCGTACAGGTAACCGTTCCGGATGCCAAAAGAGTTCTCTGGGCCGGTATCAGGTACTTCACTGGAGAAAATGCCAGATGGCTTCCTGAGTACGAAGAAGTGGCAGGCTGGCTGGCCGGCAATGAAGGTCGCGGACTTTTGTGTTTCGGCAATTGCGGACGCGGAAAGACCCTTATCTGCGGAAAGATTCTTCCTTTGGTTCTTAACCATTACTGCCGCAAGGTGGTAAGCTGCTACGATGCACAGCAGATGAATGCAGATTTGGACGCCGTGAAGCAAAAACACATCATCTACGTTGACGATATAGGGACAGAGAATCTTAGCGTCAAATACGGCGAAAAAAGGCTTGCATTCGCTGAGCTGGCAGACGAAGCCGAGAAGAAAGGAAAGCTTCTCATCCTGACCACCAACCTCACGATAGACGAGCTGAGAGAGAAATATGGGGAAAGAACCATTGACCGGCTTAGGGCGATAACGAAAACCGTCCTCTTCAGCGGTGAAAGCCTGAGAAAATGATATGAAAATCACAATCAACTGGGTAACTCGTGACTGGAACCTGATCAGGAGACTACGTGAGAAATACCGTCTTCCACAATACATGAACGTGAACGGACTCACAGAGGCAGAGGTTGACGAAGAGACATTAAGCAATCTCCGCAAGGGTGAGCCAAAGTATTTAATCATCAGAAAAGTAGAGAAATGACAAGACAAGAATCAGAAAGAAAGCTCAATGAACTGAGAAAGAAGTATATCGCCTTGATTTCATCCATGAACTTTGCCAAAGCACAGAAAATCAAGAACAAGATTGACTCCCTTGAAAGAGAGCTGGAACCGCATTCCTTGGGAGAACTTCTTCAGGACTATACCCCGGAGTTCAAGGTAGAAATGCTTCGCAAGATGCACAAGCTGTTCATCTACTCAGACTTACTTGAGGGTGCGGCACTGGAGTTCCAGTCTGAACTTGAATCAAACGGAATAGATGCTCAGGTAGTTTTTCAGGTAAAGCGCGTTCTGAAAGAACTGAGAAGCATAGTACGAATACCGGATGAAGAGAAAAACGCTTCATTGTCTGACAACTTTGCCGGGATGTGTGATGAAGCTGGACTTGTAGTGAGTAACATAATCAACAAATATCTTGCAAAATGATAACGGAAAATGACCCAATGCTTCCACGTAAAGTGGATTTGGAGAAGAACCCTTCTGGAACCGAACTGAAAATCGCCCAGCATCGGGAACTGGAGAAACATGGAAAGTATGTAGCTATCCCAGGCGACAAGACACAGACGCGAATTTTCGTCCGCAACGGTGAGGATGCGGAAAAGAAGATAGCTGCTTACTTGGAGAGAATCAACAACCGACCTCAAAGATGGAACTAAAATAATACTATTATGTCAAGTTCAAATTTTGAAACAACAATCCAGGCGTATTTGGAGAATCGTGCAAAGACTGATTCTCTCTTTGCCGAAACCTACAGGAAAGCGAACAAGAGTATCGAGGAATGTATCAAGTATATCTACTCGAAAGCCAGGAAGCTGGCAAAGGAAGGAAATGCAGTCGGGGTGGATGATGCAACCGTATACGGATGGGCAGTCCATTACTACGACGAGGATGACATTAAGGTTAAAGATGTGAAAGAACGTGTGGAGGTAGTTGCCCCGACCACAGTACAGGAACCAGTAGTACAAGAACCAGTCAAAGAAGAAAAGCCGGAGCCGGTGAAACAAAAATCTGCAAGAAAGAAAACGAAGCAGGAACTACAAAAGATATTTGATTCAAGACAACTGTCACTATTTGATATGTAACTATGGAAAGAATAAACTTGAATAACTTAGTGCTTGAAATGAGTACACACCTCAGACCTATATCCGAAAAAGAAAAAGAATATGCAAAGACTATATTCCCATCAACCGGATACTACAAGAAAAGCGGTGAAGTGTGGTGCCATTGCTGTGGTAACATAGAATATCAGATTCCTGGTATATTGGAGGTGGATTTAGAATTAGGGTATCAGTGCAGCTGCCTGAATCATCTCATATTAGAACAAAATCAACAGAAAGATAATCTGACAGAATCGAAATATTACTCTGTGGTGCATACTTACAATAAATGGCAGGTAATAAGAACATTTTATGTCCAACGAATAAACCACAAAGGGTATCCAACAAAATATACCATAAATGAAGTTTATCAGAATTGGGTATCACCAGATGGAGAAGAGATAATCGTATCAAAGAGGTACACTCGTGGAGTAAATTTCTTCAAATGGTATTACGACACAGAATATGTAATAAGAAAACACAATAAAAGCTGTAATGGATATTATGTACTTGAAGACGTGTTCGATGTGACTGGTAATTATTTCTATCCAGACTATAACATCACAAGAAAACTACGAAAATACGGATGGTGCAAAGCTATAGAGAAGTTGCCATACGTGTCAGTTGTAGAGTGTATGAAGATGCTGCTGGTATCAAGGCATGCAGAGACAATAGTAAAACAAGGACAGTACGATGTATTCCTTTGGATGGTAAGGAGTAATAAACAAGATTTGGAATATATGCCGCAAATGAATATCTGTCATAGAAACCATTATGTGATAACTGATGCATCAATATACTTTGATACGCTTTCGTTCATGAATATGACCGGGAAAGACATTCACAACCCCAAATTTATTTGCCCAGATGATTTGTACAAAGCGCATGAAATTGCACTAGCCTCATATAAAAAGATAGAAAAGAAAGTAACAGAAGAAGAGAAGCGCAAAAAAGCAGAAAAGGAGAATAAGGTTTACGTAAAAGAAAAAGAGAAGTTCTTTGGAATAAGAATAACAGACGGAGAACTATCAATCCAAGTCTTACAGAGTGTGTTAGAGTTCATAGATGAAGGTGACAGCATGCATCACTGTGTCTATGAAAATGAATACTACAAGAAAAAGGATAGTCTTATCTTATCAGCAAAAGTAAACGGAGAACGTATGGAAACTGTTGAGGTATCATTAAAGACATTTAAAGTAATTCAATCACGAGCGGCCTGTAATAAAACAAGCGCATACCATAACCGTATAATCGAACTTGTAAACCGTAACATGGGATTAATCAGGAGGGCTGCATCATGAAAGTTTGTATCGAGTGTGGACGGAACCTTCCGGAAAGAAAGTTCCGTGCCTATGAAACGAAATCCGGTACCCATTACACCAGCAGGTGCCGGTTATGTGAGAGCAGACACACGTCTGAAAGAAGAAAACAGGACAGGCTTCATGGACGGCTGGCCAGATACACCAACGAGCAGCTGGTGAACGAACTTCGGAAACGTGGAGCCTATATCATGTATGGGAAAGACTTTGATTGTGTAACGACGATTTGATATGGAAGAAGTAAATAAAAAAATATTTATAGAATACGTATCCCACTTGTATAGTACCGATAAAAGCTATGAGGTTATTGGTAAAACCATTAAAGCTGTAAAGTTATTCCTTGAAAGTGATTATCAGGTAAACCGTAAAGGATACAAGGCTTATATCAGAGAGAATGCCGTTGAATTATCTGATAAGCCATACATTAAAGATGCTCTATGTGGGTTCCTTAATTATCTTGGTATTGGATATTCACGCACACGAAAAGAGAAATATGTTAAACCTCTGGAGAAGCTAAGCGATGTTTCAGAAAAGAACATGAAACTGATGAATGAATTTGTGTATTACCTTACGCAGGATGAAGATTACTCTCCACACACTATTGAAATATATTCATTTTCAATTAAGAAATATTTCGAATACGCCAACGAGGTATCAGTTGACAATTACAAGCGTTTTGTACGGATGCTGGAGGATGAGGGATTGTCTCCCAGAACAATACGCCTACGTATTACCGCACTTGAACGTTTCAGCAAATGGATGAAGAAGCCGATAGAGTTGAAGCGACCAAAGTTCAAAAAGGAGTTGAATACGGAGAATGTTCCGACAGAAGCCGAATACAACAGGCTGCTTGAGTATTTGAAAACTTGTCCTAACAGGGACAGGTACTTCTTCATCAAGATACTGGCTACAACCGGGGCGAGGGTAAGCGAGTTCTTCCAATTCAAATGGGAGGACATCCTTTCCGGTGAAGTCACTCTAAAGGGAAAGGGCAACAAGTACCGGAGGTTCTTTTTCAGCAGGCAGTTACAGGCAGAAGTAAAAGCATACGTAAAAGAGAGTCACAAGACAGGATATGTAGCAGTTGGTAAGTGCGGAAGGCTGACACAGAGGAGCTTGTGCCAGTCAATGAAAGACTGGGGCGATAAGTGCGGAATAGATAGAAGCAAGATGCATCCTCATGCTTTCCGGCATTTCTTCGCAAAAATGTATCTGAAAAAGAACAATGACGTGGTACAGTTGGCAGACCTGTTGGGACACGGAAGTATTGATACGACAAGAATTTATTTACAGAAAAGTTATGACGAACAGAAAAAAGAATTTAATAGAAGCGTTGTATGGTAGCTTCATGTTCATGGATAACCTTCCGGAATTGATAGACCGGGAAAACATTTACGATGAGACCGGACATGTGGATTTGGAGTTTATGACTGCAATCCTGCAATGGATGTCAAGGATGGCAGAAATAAGTGTGAAAGTGCAGAAGTCGTTGAACCGTCTGTTGGGGTGTGACGAACTGGAGCAGAACAACAAGCGCAATAAAGATGATTCGGGAAGTAAATGGAGTGTGGAGGAAATCCTCATGCACTGCACGCTTGAGGACAATATTTTAAAACTTCCTCAAGTACAATTTAATAAGAAGTCCTATGCTGAAGCAAAGAAATGGATTGAAGAAGCCGGAGGTAGTTGGATGGGCGGTAAGGTACAGGGATTTACATTTCCATTTAATGCTGAGAGAGTTTTCTCAATACTACACAAGGGTAAGAGGTGTAACCTTCAGCAGGACTTCCAGTTTTTTGCAACACCTCCAGAAGTAGCCGACTGGCTTGTTATGTTGGCCGGTGGCGTGCATGAAGATGAAAAGATTCTGGAACCCAGTGCTGGTACTGGTGCTATCACAGATGCGATTCATCGAAGCTGTCCGGACGTAATTGTAGATTGCTATGAACTTATGCCGGAGAATAAGGAGATTCTATCGAAAAAGGATAATATATGTATTCTTGGAGATGACTTCACGAAGTGTGATGTTGCACAGTATGATAAGATTATAGCAAATCCACCATTTAGTAAAAACCAGGACATTCGGCATGTAAGGCGTATGTATGAGTGTTTAAATCCCGGCGGTGTCCTGGCTGCAATAACTGGTCCTCACTGGGAATTTGGAAGTGAATCTGAGTGTAAGGATTTTAGACAATGGCTGGAGGATAATGGAGGGAAGAAATTCGAGATTAAAGAAGGCACTTTCAAGGAAAGCGGAACTGGAACTAAAACTATAGCAATAGTAATTAATAAGTGAAAACGAAATTGTATTACCTGTTTCTGGCAGTCATGTGGTGGCTACTGGGATAGGTGGAAAGGAGAAATGAATATGACAGGAAAGGAAGAAATGCTTAGGGAAGCCGTTCACGATCATTATCAGTGTAACGGAAAGTATGCTTGTGAAGAACGTGCTTATTGCCGGTTCTGCGAGGGAGAAAACATAGCACATGATTGTGATGAAGATTGCTATGCAGATGAATTCAGCGAAGGATTTATAGCTGGCTGGGATGCATGCTTGAAATACCTTGCTTCATTGCCGCTGGATGAAGCTGCTAACAGAATTGTATATCATGGAACTGAGATAAGTGATCATCCAACAAGTAAGAAATGAAAGCAATATCCATCAAACAGCCGTGGGCGAGCCTAATCGCTCACGGTATAAAAGACATCGAAAACCGAACATGGAAGTGTCCTCAGAAGTACATCGGCCAAAGGGTGCTTATTCATGCAAGCAAAGGTAAAGGAGATGGTTGGGTATTAAATGAAGAGCAAGGATTGAAACTTCAAATGCACCCCTCCAATCTTAGAAGTACATTCTATGATGATTTACCTTTTGGTGCCATCATCGGTAGCGTGGTTATAGCCGACTGCGTACAGAACCATCCGTCTGTCTGGGCAGAAAAAGGAGTCTGGAACTGGGTACTGAAGGATGCAGTTCTGTTTGACAAACCTATCAGAGACGTGAAAGGGAAACTTAGTTTTTGGGAGTATGAGTTATGAGTATGAAACACAAAAGACATCAAACGGGAAGACTATTCAGCCGTGATACTTACATGGAGATGCTGATAAAAGACAGCCGAAGGAACTTTGAAAGGGCAGAAAGACTATTGGGTGATTTGAAACTGAAAAACCATATTATAGACGAGCTTGAAAAGGAGAACGAGGAACTTAAAAAAGAAGTAAACAAGCTTAAGGATGATGCGACATTTTATCACACTCAATGGGGAAAAGAGATAGACCTTTGTAAGGATTTGAAGAGAGAACTTGAATACGCAAAGAAGCGAAAATGATTGATGATATGGAGTTTATAACTTACTGACAGCCCTTGTCAGTGCTTTGTGAATACCCGGTAGCTGCTTTGTGGCGGTTATCGGGTATCTTATTTTCAACCAATTAAAATCAATAAGAATCTTTGGGAAAAGGATTCTTATTATTCAATCAAGTATGAAATGATGTCATATAAATCTTTCAATAGCTTGACTATTGGATAACCGTTAAGTTGTTCCTGATACATAAAGTACAATACCTTTACAGAAGCTTGCATGAGTAAATTTTTGAAATTCATAATTAATCTCGCCTCCGATTATATCAGTCTACCGACATGGTACACTTCACCCGAAAAGCGAGATTGGCTTCTGCTTCTGCGAAACTACAAATCAGCATTCAAATAAAAAAGGACACTCATTATACAGCATTGATAATCAGTCTATTATAAAAAATCACCTAAATTCTATTACGAATCTAAGTTGAATCAATCTAAATAATAGAGTGATAAATATGTGAGTTATTAAAATCAAAATCATTATGAACTTAAACAAATTGAGAGATAAGGCCTACCAGTGCGCAGTAGCCCACGGATGGCATGACGAGAACCTGAGTGACGAACATTTCCTTTGTCTGGTCATATCCGAACTTATGGAAGCGGTGGAGGCAGACCGGAAAGGGAAACATGCGAAAGTTGCAATGTTCAAAGAATGGCAAGGGAATAGCGTTCCATTGACCGAAGAAACTAGGAAAAGGAGATTCATGAAAGACTTTGAGGCATTTATCAAAGGGACTGTCGAGGAAGAACTTGCCGATGCCTGCATCCGTATGTTGGATTTGGCCGGATTGAGAGGATATGATTTGGATAGCTTCGACTACGAAGGAAGCGATACGGAAGACTATTCCGATATGAGCTTCACGGAGTCCATGTTTAGAATCTGTGTCTATGTCACCGACAACTTCTACAGGGATGAACCATTTATCCTCCTGAATGAGATATTCGCTTTCTGCCACGATAGAAATATCGACATCTTCTGGTACATCAAGCAGAAGATGAAGTACAATGAACTTCGTCCGTACAAGCACGGAGATAAAAGCTACTGACCATGAAACACGCATTCTACTCCTTAATCATCATACAAGCCCTGTACGAGCTTGTGAAGCTGCTCAAATGTAAATCCATATACCGACATGTAAAAGTCTTTCAGAAGCTGGATAAGACATCAAAAAGATGGTATCTGATGGCGCATCCGTGGCTTCATGTTGCATTATTCATGGATACTATCGGACTTTTATTGCTGGGGATAGGATTGTTTTCAAGCCAGTGGGTGTGTTTCCTTGTTGTCCTGGCCATGAGTTTCAGTCAGATCCAAAAGCTAGGAGCATGGGCGGTGTTCCTGGACAGTCTTGTTACGGTCATTATTTACGCTTTCGCCATCCTGAACGCATACCACTTGGCATAAAATAAAAAAGGGAGCCAGCCCACACGATTAGAAGCCAACTCCCCCACACGATTATGATGCAAATATAAGAATTTCCAACTAAATAAATCGTGCTATGACAAAAGAATTTTCATCAATCGTGGAGTTGAAATCAATACGTGAACAGAAATCAAGATTATCAGAACGCGAGCAGGAGTTATCCTCCCCTATCCTGACTGATTTTTCTCTCATCCCGGAGATTTATGAGTGGTTCAGGGAGATACTTTCCGGGGCAGATTGTCCGCCCAATCCGGAAAGTGTTACCCAGCGAAAGAAGTTCCTCTTCATTGTGTTGTTCTTGTTCGCCCCTAGTGTGCTTGCCGGCGGACGGCTGCCGAACGGTATCCGAGCAGAAATTTCCGGCGTGTTCCCGGATGTTTCTCCGTGTGTAATATCCAACAATATCGCTGATGTTTCCTTTATCTACCAGCAGTATAAGGATTTCCGGCAAGATATAGAGTATCTTTACAACCAGATTTTAGAAAGATTGAAGGTCAAAGGACTAATCAAGTAGAAGTGGAATGATATTACTACCTCCAAGATGTAAAATACAATTTTTCGAAATAATTATATACAACTTTCAAGAAAAATTATATATCTTTGCTGGAGAAAAAATCTCTGCTGCAACAGAGATTTCTTCAAGTCCAGTGGTGGACATAATTTTTTTATTAATTAATGAATTGCAAATTTACAGAAAAACAAAAGAGGAAGCGTATAATTAGCGCAAAAGAATGTGAAATTGAACTAGGTTCAATTCTCACAAAACTGTTTGAAGCATACGGAGATGCAGTAAAACAGTATAATAAAGAGATAGTGCTAACTCCTCCAGAAGCTCGTATGAGAGGATTTGAAGCACACTTGTTGAATGTCAAAATAGTACAATCAATACAGAAGTATTTTAGTAGAGATTGGAAAACTGGAAAGTATGGTAGATTCATGCTTTATGTGAAGGGATATATAATTCTGTTCAAGAAATTGGATAAGAATGATATGCCGATGAACATACGTACAAAAATGACTGATTCGATAGAGAACCAATTGCAAGGGAGATTGTTTCAGGACGACGAGGACCCAACAGCTCCTATTTTGTTTTTTGGTTACAAAAAGAATCAATTTGGTGAATTAGTTGACCCAAAGCTGGTTTATATAGATGAAAACAAGGTTAAATGGGCTATAAACAAACCTGCTACAGAAGGTCTGAAACCGACAGTTGTTTTGAAACCGTCTGTTCCTGCAGCATCTGTATCACTGAAAGGTGCTAATAAAGCCAAAACAGCCGAGAATAAATAACATAAATTATTAACCCGTCTGCCACTGGATGTTTTTATAGTAATAATATTTAAGACCACAGTCTTAAATTGGAAATTAAACATACGATTATGAATTTCAATTATAAGCAGCTAACATTTGTCAGGGAATATCGTGGCTATTCACAAACAGAATTAGCATCAAAAATTCCGGGCTTATCGCAATCCAATTTGTCTAAATTTGAAAAAGGATTGGGAATATTATCTGCTGATGTTGTGAAACGGATTATTGACTTTTTGGGCTTTCCTGAAGAATTCTACAATGTAAAGATAGGTAATAATGTCGATAATGCCCACTATAGAAGAAGAAGCGGAATCAGTAAAAAGGATCGTTGTCACATCGATTACTCAAATAAAATTATTGGATATTTAGTAGATGAAATGTCTGATTCTATTGAGTTCCCTGAAATGAATCTAAGATTTATTGACCTTGAAGAAGGTTATACTCCTGAGTCTGCAGCGAAATTTACACGTAGATATATGGGAATTCCGGATTCAGAACCGGTAAAGGACATCTGTACTTTATTGGAAAAATATGGCGTTATTATAGTAGAAAAAGACTATGACGAAGATATTTTTGATGGAGTGTCATTCACAACTGATAAAGGAGCATTTGTATTAGTATTAAATAAGAATTTTAGCAATGACCATAAAAGATTGACAATAGCACATGAATTAGGACATATTATCATGCATTTGTCTCCTAACTATCCAATTCCAGATTATAGAGACAAAGAGAATGAGGCTTTTAGATTTGCTGCAGAATTTTTAATGCCTTCCGAGTCTATCAAGCCGTCTCTTAGAAATTTACGTTTGAACTATTTGGCTCCATTGAAAGAATATTGGCTTACATCAATGGCTTCAATTATTAGAAGGGCCAAAGAATTAGCATGTATAGATGAAAATAAATATAAGTATTTCTATATAGAACTTAGCAGAAGAGGTTATACTAAGCATGAACCTATAAATGTAGATATAGATGAGCCATCTGTTTTCTATGAGGCCTATTCTTTATTTAAAACAGAACTTGGATATACAATGAATGATTTGTCTAAAGCTTTTAAACTTCCTATTGATATAATTCAAGATTTCTGTGAAAAGGATAAAAAAATGTTTCGATTAAAAATTGTAAGATAATAGAAAAGCCGGGACGCTATGTTTCCGGCTTTTCGTCAATAATATACAGAATGGTAATCATCAAACTGTAACACTCAAAATAGCTATGTTATAATAGCTTATTTGGTTCCATCCCTATAAAATCAGTTAGTACAGAATGCCAATATGATACATTAGCTCTGCTAGGATGGTAAATTCTTATGCATTTTATCTCATTCTCATTGTCTATAAGATACTTGCCATTATAATAATCTGTACCATCCTCCCAATTTGTGTTAGGCAAATGATTATAAGCTCTATTCCCCCATACAATCAGTAAATTGGGCTTCAGTTCTTTAATTACATTATAGAAAAGAGGAGTGGAAAGAGCATAATCATCATTAGAATATAACACATTTGATGCCTCCTCTATGTATGCAGTTTGAAGAAAATTATAGAAAGATATGCTATTCCATAATTTTAGGCTTTCTTCCATTGTTACATTTTCTTTCCCATAGAAAATTTTGTCAAAGGGGTAAAATGTTTTAGTCATCCACCCTTGCTTCTCGCCGATGTCTTTTCTAAAATCAATATATGATTTCACTATCCTTTGTGTAAAATTGCTGCAATCTTCCATTTCCTCAAAAGAGCAATTTCCATAGACACCACATCTATCACATCCACCACAATAATGGCTGTCACCAATAACAAGAATCTTATAGTTCTTTTGTTGGTACTCACTTCCGATCCAAGGCTTGAAAAAAGTATCCATACAGTAATAGTTTTAGTAATTTTACAAAGGTCTTTCTTAGTTATGATATGAAAGCCGGAGCGTTATGCTTCCGGCTTTATACCATTAATATCCAATTCAAATTTTGTTTTACTCAGTGAAGCTTCATAAATCTTACATGAGGGGATATGTTCTTTTACAATAGAAATAATTTCATTTTTTGCTTCAATAGAGATTTTGCACCCCAACGTAATTTCGGTAATCGAATCTAATGGAACTTTTATACTACTTCTTGAAGCATTAATTTTAATTAATCTATATTCATCCTCGTATTCCCAGATATTTGCTTTTGTAAAAAGTAATCTTTCTATAAATTCTTCAACTTTATCTTCAAGGTGCTTTATTGGAAGCTCTTTTTGATATTTGACTTTTCCAAGTGTTCCTTTTACAGCATAAAATATTTTATCCATATCAAACCCAATACAAATACCTGTATGTGAGTTTGTATAATGTGACCACATCAAGAAATTATTGCTTCTTGTGGTTAAGCTAAACACCCCAAATAGTCTTTCTACTTCTTTTTGGGTTTCTTTATTTTGCTGTTCTATATGTTCTTCATTAAACAACCATCCTTTTTTTTGTTCTTCTGAAACGTATGTATATATTTGTTCCTCACTCCAATCGGGATAATTTTTACGGGCTAGCTTATACATATATTGAAAAATATTTTCTGTTGTTAGCTCAGAATTGTCAAAAATATATGGAATACTACCCTCAAATGGATCGTTTAGTTGCCCAATTGACGGAAAATATAATTCACCATCAGTTAATATTCTTTTTGTATAATCATTCCATGGTTTATACTTGTATAATACATTTAGCATTTTATTATTCTCCTTTCTTAATTTTGAATTTTATACTGCAATCCTAAACCATTAAGCCTCATGTCTGAAATAATCATTCTTTCGTATGACCATTTTCGTCAAACTCAAATGGAAGTTCCATTTGACCAATCTGACGCATCTTCATTTTTTTGAAGTTATCACAAAATTGCTTCATATTGTCTGAAACCTGAAACAATGTTATTACTTTATTGATCTGTTTCTCTAGATTTGGTTCTCCAATATCAAGTGTAAGAAGTTGGTGATAACGGTTTGTTCTGTTTCCTGATTCACTTTTAGGCGTTTTCTTTTTTAATTCCTCTAAAACTCCATTAGGTAGTTCTTCATAGATAAAAGTATTAGTCCATTTTCCTATAATTCCAGGACGTTTTTTAATACCTTTTACTGTATAATCCCAGCCATTAAGACGAAATAGTTCTTTATAAAAAATATCAGGAAATCTTTTTTGCCAAGGTAGTAATTCTTCTGAAATATACGCTTTCAGAATTTTTTGTAATTCGTCTTTCTCTCGTTCGTACTGGTAACCAGTAGCTTCATCAACAAGAGCAATAATACCTACTTTTGCTACAGAGCGAATTATAATATCAGCACTTTTGACAATTTTTTCATCGTTAAAAATGCCGGCACGATTTGCATCTATGATAGCAGAGCATATATCAACCAATAAAGTTACCTCATATCCGTTTGCTACTGATAGTGAGCCTCCTGCATTGTTCCGTTTAAATTTTATAGGATTTGCTAACCTTTCTGATATGCTATTTTCACCGGCACATAGATAATCAGTAAGCCCATCAATTTTACAGAAACTATTCATCCACTGGCCACTCTTGCTTTCATATCCAATAGCTTTTTGGATACCCCTTCCAGAAAATACTCTTGTTCCATTATTTAATACATAGCATGGAATTTCTAAATCACCTAAATGTAATGGTGTTTTATCAGAACCATATTGTGCTATTAAAGTTTCTTGTTCTTCCATAATTTCTTATTTAAAAATTAGACGTTTAATTCCAGCAACTTTCTTAAATCTTCAAACGAGTGAACCTCATAGAGAGTTCCCTTAACTTTTACATAACCGTTTACCTCTGAATCAGGTGTGTTTCTCACAAAGAGTTCTGCAATATCAACCTCTAAAGCATTCGCGATACGCTCTAAAGTTTCTAATGTTGGATTTCCGTTGATATTTCTTGTTAGGGTATCTCTTGTCACTCCTAACATTTCAGCAAATTGTTGCATTGTCATGCCTTTTTGCTTGATAAGGTCTTTTACTTTTAAATCCATAAATAATAATATTATAATCGTGTATACAAATGTAGTTTTTTCTCATATGACACGATATTATAATATCGTTAAATAGTATTAAAACGGTAATCAAATGTCGTTTTTGATTTGCGGATACGATATTAAGATGTATCTTTGCAATGTGATAAACGACATGACAATATCGAATTAAACACATACGATTATGAAGACAACAAACAATGTTTACATCAAAGAGATTAAGGCTCAAATCAGAGTTATCAATGAAGCTCTAAAAAGAATACAAGAAGCTGAAAAGGTTCAGGATTCAGCGGTAAATAATAGAGAATATAACAAGGCAAAGGATGAAGCTATTGACGCAAGCTCAGACGTAATGATAGCTTTAGAAGAGGCTGTAAGACTTGCATCAGCTATGGGTTGTGGTACAGGTCTGTATGACATACACAAGTATCACAAGATTGTAGAACTTGATTTCAGAGAGTCACACAAATAAGTTTAACCGGCAGCCTTTCGGGGGTTGCCACAGCATAAGAAAATTATGAGAACAACAAGCTACATGAAAAGCCATAAGGCAAATGAGTTTTATGTGAAGAAGTCAAGAGGCTACTATTTAGTAATAGACGGCTATGACATGAGTATGGCTTCTTTAGAAACCACCGAAGAAGCAGCCAATAAAACGGCTAAAGAACTTAATGAAATGAGAGCTAAAAGATTGAATATAGCATAAGTTTAACCATCAGGGCTTATGCCCTACATAATCCCCTACACGATTATGAATACATATTACAAATTTTGTCCAAACGTATTTCTTGCTAAATGCGATGCTAAGCATGAAAAAGGTGAAACAATTCTTGTAACCACCAAATACGGCAAAGAGAATGAAAGCATAGTGTTTAATCTGATATTTGAACGTGATGGTTTCTACTATTATTCGATAGTTCGTGCTGATGGCTTTAACGTTCAAGAATGGGCAAAGCGAAAGGCAGAACGCCGGCTGGATTGGGCTGCCACTGCAGAACGAAAGAGTGAAGAATACTTCAAAGCGTCAAATAAAGACAGCGATTTTCTCTCGTTGGGTGAACCTATTAAAATCGGTCATCATAGCGAAAGACGACACAGAAAAGCCATTGAAGATGCCTGGCATAATATGGGCAAGAGTGTAGAGTTTGACGAGAAAGCCAGAGAGCATGAAAGAATAGCTCAGTATTGGGCAAACAAGGCTGATACTATAAACCTTTCAATGCCTGAAAGCGTGGACTATTATGAGCATAAGTTAGCAGCGGCTAAAGAGTATCATGAGGGGCTGAAATCCGGCAAATATCCACGTGAGCACTCATACTCGTTAACGTATGCAAAGAAAGCGGTAAACGAAGCCCAAAAGAATTTCGATCTGGCAAAGAAACTTTGGTTATAAACCCGGTAGCCTTCGGGCTACCACTATTTAAGATGATTATGAGAAGAGAAAAGCTGACAGTTAAAGCATCAGATGTAAAAAGCATAAAGATGAGTGTAAACCCACCAAAGGAAGTCGTAGATGCAGATTACAAAGTGATTCATGACGGTGAAATAAAATGCTGGGTGGGTATAGGTTGGATAACCGAAGGTAAAGCATCAAAAAGTGACTATTATAAGATACCAGAAGTTGTAAACGGATAATTTAAGATGGCTATGAAATCAATAAACGTAAATGGTTGTAGCGTATGTCAACCTGGTAGTGAGAACTATTGTACCTATACTACCAGATTAAGAGGTAAAAAAGTAAAAATGTATCAGTATGATTACAAAACAGATTCAGGTGAGTTGTTTACTTGTTGTGCCCCAACACTGGAAAAGTGCAGGGAGAAACGTGACGCATGGCTAAAAAGCAAACATTTGGCTTAATGTTTCGTATGCGTTGAATTGTTATTCAAAATTGTCTTCATAATTGGGTATCTTTGTATAGATACCATCGCGGGTTAGAGCAGTGGTCA